ATCGCTGCAGTTGATGTTGGTGCTGGGAACTGAATTGTAAACGTACCAGAAGTTGCAGTTTTATCTGAACCAAAATCTAATACAGCAACAGCTGCGTTAGATAAAGATGTATTATAAATTAATGCACCTCTAGCAGTTAACGTTACACCAGTAAAAGATAAGTTGTCAAAATCAGCTCTTGCTACACCAGCAGTAATAGATGTTCCTGCATTAACTAATGCTCCACCACCTGCTGAATACTGTCCAGACGGAGATACTTCATTTGAAGTAGTGTATGAAGTTGTAGCAGAAGTTAAAGTTGCACCTGCGGTGTAAAGAGAGAGTTTAAACTTATCGCCACCAGATTGTCTAAAATCGTGATCACCTTCTAAAAGTTGTTTTTTGAAGCTGTTCGCGATTGCTTGTGTTATAGCCATAGTTTATCTCCTTATTATTATTTTCCTCCGACTCGAGGAACACCACTTTGATATTCATCTCGTCTTCGTCTTCCCATTTGTTCTATCGAGAAGCCTTCAACTACTTGTTTATACTTTCCTTCGTATAATTGCAAGAGATCATTTGGCCCTTTTAGAAAACTGAATGCTTCAACTAAGCATGCATATAAAAGTCCATTGGGAAAATATGTACTTATATATGTTGTTGGATTTGTACTAGATAAACCCGGATCTTTCAAGATATAATTTAACTGAATTGTATATGCTGAACTTGGAGTAGGTGCTAAAACAATAGTATTCTGGTCCCACATACCATAATATTTAGGTTCTCCTGTAGTTCCTGTTGAGTTGTATTCAGACATAAAGCTAGTATCTCTATATTCTAGAAAATTCCTAGTTCCACCTGAACCACCATCAACAATCTGAGCTGATCTAACAACTAATAGGTTATCAGGAGTATCAATGAATCTTTGACTAGCAACTAATGAAGCTGTTGCATATCTTCTATTATTATCAGAATCTACGTCTCTTAAAATTCTAAATTCTGCATTATTAATAAATCCATTAACGATTGTATCTGTTAATACATTCGAATCAACTTCTGTGTAATCTCTAATCTGTTGTACTAATTCTGCGTAAGTCATTATGTTATATTAATTGTTACCCTTCCTAAATTTGCTTGTGCTTCTCTTTTTCTGTTTATAGCAGATCCATCATCTGGAATCATACCACTGTTTGAACTAAATGCAAATGGTGCAGGTAAAGTTAAATCTACATTCATAAATCCACCGTCTCCAGAAGCTTGAGTAAAAGTTTGTGGTCTTGCATTTCTTAAACCTTGTCCATCTGCTGTAGTTGGTTTTGGTTCTAATTGTGGATGTTTAGATTCATATTCAGAAATATGTACTCTAGAGCCATTCCATTCAATTACCATTTCTTTGTATGGAAATGCTTGACCTGATCTATCAGAAATAAATTGTGCGTATTTTCCTTTTGATAAATTAGACATTTGGATAATAATTTTTTGGTGTTATGAAAGAACTAGATGAAGAACCATCTTCTTCTAATGCTCTTTGTAATTCATCTTCATATAATAATTTTAATTCTTGTGTTCTTTGCGGTGAAAATTTTTGAGATAAATAATAAGTTAAACCTGAAACCATACAAGGAACAAATCTATATGGTACATCAGCGTTATTACCGTAGGCTCCGGCATCCTGAATCCTTTTAACATAGTAATAGTTTAATAAGTTTCCGGCTTCAGTGGCCCCTGGAGTTAAGTATAAAGTAATTGTAACTTTATCTATAAATCTTTGTACAAAATATTGTGTTGGTGTACCTGTTTGAGTTTTATTTGAAAGACCTTGATATGCTGATCTATTAATTTTTGTTAATGGAAAATCTGTAGATGAAGAATTTCTGTAAACAGCTTCTAAAATATCATCAACACCATAAACAGCTGTAGCATCAGAAGTACCGTCAGTAGTTGAACGATACATAGTATATGTTGTTTGACCAGAAACTAAAGTGATTGAATTATTTCCAACTTCCCAATAGTGTAAACCTCTATTAGCCCATTCTTGAAACATTATGTTTAAAGAACGTCTTGCTGTTTTTATATCATTACCAGAATAATCAAATCTGCCTAATCTTTCATAAGCTTCAGTAATTATATCATCAATATAAAAACCTGATTCAAAGGTTGTTGTACCAGAGGTAGCCATTAATTAACCTCCTACTTATCTATCAATACAGTTGCTTTTGCACTTGTAATTGCACTGCAAGTCATTCCACCTTTAAACAAAATTCCATCTTCAGGAAGATTAAATGAAAATACATCTCCTGGCGGTACTTCTGCTGTGAATTGAGTTCCAGATTCGTCTTGTAAAGTTACAGATCCTGTAGCTGTTGTGGTATTTGCAGAAAGAATAATTCCTCTTAATCTTGTTCTACCAGCAAATACTTGAGCTGCTGTTGTTATTTGAACTGCTTTTACATCTCCTTTAGCTGCCATAATTTTTCTCCTATTAAATTTGTGTGGGGCCGAAGCCCCACATTAATTATTTATTACGCGTTAATTGTTGCGCCACTGTTAGAAACAAGGACCCAACCAATTGTATTAGCCCAAACTAAACATACTGTGTCATTAACATCAGCTAATGCAATAGATGATCCATTTGCAAAATTAGCTGGAGTAACAGTAGCAGTTCCGCCACCATCAACAACCATAGTAATAATTTTCATTTGACCAACAGTTGTACCATCAGCTAAAGTAAGTGCTAAAGCACCTGCACCTGAAGTAACTTCAGAAACAAGGTTAATAATATCTACTGCACCTGCAGCTGATACTTGCTCAACACCACCAGTAATAGTTTTGCCATAAGATGCGTTAGTTGTAACTACACCTGTAGTAGCATTTTTTGTAATTGATTCAAAACCATTTTCCGATCGGACTGGTCCTGAAAAAGTTGTATTTGCCATAATTATATCCTCCTAGTGTTAGCGAACATAGTCTCTAGGCCGTCGACTATACGCGTCTATGTTCTATTTAATTTGTATAGTAAAGATTTTATACACTAATTTTTAGTAGAGTGCAAGAGAGCCTACAGTGCGGAGTGGATTTTTCCAACGATGTAGCTTTTTATTAAGTAGCTACTGAAACTTGTGGAACAGCGTCTTCAATCTTATTTTCAAGATGAGCTTTTTGAGCTTCAGCTTGTTTTATATGGCTAATTACTTCTCTGACTTTGTGGTCAATTTTAACCATATTGAGAGTATATCTACCCTCGTTAAGATGCTCCTGCTCCCATTGTAGATCCAATACTTTTTTCTGTTTGTATAGATCGTTCAGATGTTGTTGCATCATTTATATTTATAACCTCCTCATAGGTTATTCTATATCTACGGACGTTCTCTCCCGTATATTCCCAAACTATATCATTTTTTCCTAGTTTGTCAACTATAGCTTCCTCTAAGGATTCTGGATTGTCTTGAGACAAGACTTCAAATTTTGAATAGTATTCGTAAGCGTTGATTATAACGATAAATTTTTTCATAGTATCTTTCATCTTATTTTATAAATGAGGCGGGATTGTGTCCCGCCTCAAATAATTTAGGTATTAAGCACCTTCAACACCGAAGATACCTCTAAAGTCTGATACACCAAATGAGTATCTTTCTCTAGCTTTGTATCTAACGTTGCCAGTATCGAAATCGCCTTCCATCGCTGTTTTGATTGGAGCTCTTTCGAAGTACTTCATGCCATTAGGCACGTCAGTGATAATGTAATACGCATCTGTGTCAGTTAAGAAATTGTTCACTCTGTAACCTTGAGGAACCATTCCCATAGAAACGATTGCGTTGATATCATTATCAGCAGTACCAACTCTACCTTGAGACTTCATCAATCTCTCTGCAGTAAATTGTAACTCAGAAGGAATAATCATTTTTACTCCTCTAGCTGCAATTTTTAAACCTCTTTCATCAGTCATTGCCGCAATGTCAATTAACGACTGTTCTAATGAAGTTTCGTTTAAGTCTGCTTGAGTTGTTAAAGTATTCTTAACAGTACCTGCGATTGTTGGGTGAGCAGTGTTAAATAAAGAAACACCGTCTCCTGAATCGAAAGCATCGTTAGAAGGTAGACCATTTATTAATGGAGCTACTGCTTTAACTTGTTTTGTGTTTG